GTTGTGTCTGACTTCATACGGACTGTACGTGCGACTTTACCTATTACGGTTGCATCGAACATATAATCAAGGAAGCGAGCAGACTGTTCTGGATTAAGCAGACCACCGTTACCATTTTCTGATGCGGTGTGGATACCTGATCCACCTGATGTGGAAGCAAATGTACCTGTAGCTGTTGTTCCAGCTGCAATATCTTTTAATAATTCATTGCTCATATTTTATTTCACCTACCCTTATTTGATTAAATCTGATACGGAACCGAGGAAAGAACCGTTCCATTTTGATTTTTTGATTGTTACTTCCTGAGATCCGCCAAGATCCGAGGACTTCTTAATTGCAGTCTCACCTTCTACTGCATCGACACGCTTTTCAACGCCGTCAATTGTGTTCTTTATGTCTTCTACAGCCTTGCTTAAAATAGCATGCTGTTCTGCCAACTCTGAAATTCTTACATCTACGCTCTTGCTGAATGACTCAACAGTATCTTGAATAGATGAAACTTGAGCTGCGTTTGTCTGTGCAGCTTTATTTAGAGTTTCTGAGAAAAAGCCCTTTAGGTCACCAAGCATCTTTGCAAAATCAGGTTCATCAACCATAACTTCTGATACGTCGGCTGCTTTCTCCAGAGATTCGGCAGGAGCGTCTGCAACTGCATCTTCTGCAGGAGCTTCTTCAGCTGCTGGTGTTTCTTCAACGGCAACTGTTTCTTCAACAGCGGTCTCTTCAACCACTGCGTTTTCTGTGTTTTCTGACACTTCATTACCTCCTTCTGCGTTTGCCTGTTTTGCAATTGTTTGTGTATCAGGCAACGTAAATCTTGATTTCTTAAATGAATCAAGAATCTTCTGTACTTCGTTAGACTTATTAATGTCTGACTTTTCTACCCATCCAATAATAGATGCTGGCTTACCAGTAATTGGTGAATCAAATGTTTTTTCTGTAGAAAGAAATACTGAATTGCTTTCTTCACAATAAAAAATGTTTTCTGTTACAATCTCTGCAGCCATTCCCTTAAAGACCATAGCCCCATTTGATTTCTCAATTGAAAAAATATTGCATAGTTCATTAGCTGGAGAGTCTACAATAGATAGTTCAACTAGATCATAGTCTTTAATAAATCTTACTGTTTCTCCTGTAGACTTGTTAACTTCATTATCTGAATCTTTAATTTTTCCGCCGATTGAAAATCCAGTAAGAGTTCCATCGAGAACCTTTTCCCAAGTGTCCTGTGCGCCCTTTGAAATGTATGATGTTACATAAACTCCATTATAAAACTTTTGTGAATCTTGATCGTAGTATGTCTCTGGCTTAAAAGAAACAACCTTACCTACAGCAATTGGCTGATGCATTTCTCTAAGATTACCTCTAAAGTTTTCAAACGCCTTTAGGCTTGCATCTGCTGTTACAACGTCTCCTGTTTGGTCAACATTATCTAGTGTCGCAAAACCAGACACTGTTCTTTTTTCTATGTTGACCTTTGTGAAAGGAACTGATAAATGAAGGTTCTCTCCACTTGATGACCAGTAAGATTTTTCGATATTCATATGCTTAATTTTATAGGCATATATATAAAAAGGCAAATAACAGTCGAGTAGATTATTCTACCTGACTTCCGTCACCTTTTGGATTCCTGGCTTCCCCAGAAATATCTGGAGAATTATTTTGTCTTTCTTGATCCCTAGTTCTTGTCTGTCCAGCCTGAGCTCTAATTTCTGCCTGCTGCTGAGGCTTTAATTGAATAACTTCATCTCCGCCTTCAATTGCAATTTTACCCATTCTTAGACGAACTTCATTAGGGGTAATAACCTGCATTCTTAAATATCTCTCATCAATCTTTGACTGAGTATCTTCATCTGTAAGGCTAAGTTCATTAAATTTAATTTGAACGGCATCTGTTTTTTCAGCAATAATTAAATTAATTTTTTTCTCTAATCTCATTTGTGCTGGGCGACAAACCTGCTCTTTAAATGTTTTATCCGCATCTCTTGCTGCAGCTAAATTAATTCCTTCTGGAATACCAATTTTAGAAATTGGAGTTCTGTGTGCTAAAAGAATTTCATCTCTATTTGCTTTACGATAAACATTAAATGATGATTCCTGTGCTCCAGCCTCAATTGGATCCATTTTAAATTCAACCTTTGAGTCAGGCGTATCTGGTGGAAGAGGGACATAAAGAGACCTATGGTTTTTGCCCTTTAGTCCAACCTGGAAAAACTCAAGCAATTTTCTTTCTGACTCTGGTGAAAGTTTGGCACCCTTAACAGTAATAATATATCTTGGAACAGCCTTGTTCTGGAAATAGTCAAGGTTGTACTGACCAGAAAATTCATTTCCTGCAAGAGCTACTTGTGCAGCAATAATATCTGGAATACCGTAGTAATTATCCATAGGAGTATATTTCTTTAAATGAATAATTTCGTTTGGTCTATCTAGTCCGCCAGCAATTGGATTCGGTGTATCTTGATCGCCAAAGTTTCTGAAGAAAACAGCCTTTCCGTAAAGCAACTGAATAAAGCCATCACGTAATCTTCTTACACGCATTGTCTTTGCTGGAATATGTCCAATGTATCCAATATCTCCACGAGTTGTTCTGCCTATTTCAATAAAGCCATTACCAGTTGCTTCTAAATCTGTATACGCTTTAATAAGAGTTTCTGTAAATGTTTCTTCATCATTTACATCCTCTAGCCACTGCTCTAAATCTTGTCTTAATTTGCCAAGCTTTTTTCTGGCTCTCTGTAATTGTTTTTCATCTGTGATTCCGTCAAGGGCATCGTTTGTTTTTCTTGTCTCATCGAATTGATATCCTAGACCTACAATGTTTGCAACTTTTGCATTTATTGCTGCGTAGTTATATGTTGAAACTTCATAAATTTTTGATAGATACTCTAAGTTATATATTGGCTGAACCAGATCAAACATGGCGTAACCAGTTATTGCCTGTGCTAGCAAGTTTTGCTGTGTTGATGTACTATCTATTCCAGTAAAGGCTTTAGAAAATTCTCTGCCTATTTTTCTGCGAAATGCTGGGCTTAATCCGTTTAGCTTTCTAATGTCATCTAATTGAATATTAAATGGATCATCATGCTCTGTTTCTTTCTTAAAAGAAAACCAATCAGCAGCACTAGATAGCTGAATTTCTTCATTTACTTCTGGGGTTTCATCAACATGTTCCATTTTTATCTCCCTGGCACAGTGAGCTTTTTCATCTCATCCTTATAGTTTCCTACATCTAGTGGGTCTGGCACTAAACCTAAATTAAGTCTTGACTGCTGATACTGATATTCTTCATCATCAATCTTGCGTCTTCCCGACAAAAATAATGGCTGCCCTCTGTCTATACCATATCCAGAAACAGCTTTTCTCAAGGCTTCAATTCTTTCTTTGTTATCCTTCATTGATGTTATTGATAGGTAGTTTCCTTCGTCGTCTCCGACCCACTTTCCATCAATTTCCCATACGTAAATTCCGAGTGTTGTTTCCTCGTCTAAAACTTTGGTGCCGATCTTATTGAAGTCCATAGACACTCATTCTACCATTATATTTTGTTTAAGTCCAGCTTTTGTCACGATTGATGACAAAATTAAACGTTTTGGATCACAATCCAGTCATTATCGAATACTTCGGCTGTATTTTCTGTCAGGGAGAATGACGGTTCAGATATAACAGTAGGGTCTCCATTTATATAAATTTGATAATGATCAGTAACTGTTGCAGAATCTAGCTCATAGCCGTATGTAGATATATATTGATATGAAGACTCTGAAGCCCCATCAAGGGAATATCCTAGCTTAACTGAGTTCATGATTTGATTATCAAAAACCAGGACTACGTGATAAATTTCACCAGCCTTAAAAACATTTGATATTGATGTTTGAGATGTTTTATCTACTCCGTTTATATATATCTTTTTTATATTATTTTTAGTTATTGTTCCAGATGATGCCCATGTATATTCTACCCCTATGTCTGGACTTGCTGGCCCTGCGTCATAGGAGGCCGTATAAGAAGAATTATATAGCCCACCGTCTGCCACAGCCAATCCAGTGTATGAGGTGTTATATAGTCCTCCTAGGACCTCTATAAAAGTAATTTCTTCTCTGTATACAAGACCTCCGCCAGATAGATCTTTTGGAGTATAGAAAAACTCCATTGATGTGCAAAGTCTTCCTAGATTTAAATAGAATCCAGAGTTTTCTTTTACTCGTATTCCACTATGCATATTCCTTGATAAAGCTGAGTATCTTTTATTTCCCGCATATGCTTTTGCAAAATAGTCGGGGTCATCTGTCATTTGTGATATGTAACTAGAAGAGTTTGTAGCATAAATAATCTGTGATTTATAAAACTTAATTGTAAGGCTTTCCATAAAAGGATTATTTGTTTTATCGTTTGCTGTCTCAAAAAGCACCTTTATATAAAGGCTATACGATGCATTAAAATCTTCTCCGCTAGTAGAATTTCCATACTGTGGTATTTTAGAGCCATTCTCACATTCAACATAGGTTATTCCATCAACACTTGAGTATACGGATACTCCTTCTGTCGCAGACCATTCTATCTTGGAAGCGTCTATTCCATATTGTGATGGTATATATAAAAACTCAGTAAAAAATGCAGACTGAGAAGTTCCAGATCCAACAGGAATTTGTATTCTATTTTTTATAAAATCATACTCTAGTCCTGCTGTAGTTAAATCTTTCCAGGGTTTTCTTGCTGGGTAGGAATACTCAAACTTAGTTGATATATTTGTATCGTATATGTCAAACAGCTCTCCAAGGTCTGGAAAGGTCGTATTAAATGCTGGTAGTGACTGAGCTAAATTATAATGATTTTGTATTTGAGATTCTGATAAAGAATATCTATATATAGCTACAGAATCAACTAAAAACTTATTTGATGAATTAGAAGTGGGTCCGCATTTTAGTGACAAAGATGAATTTGTAAATTTAAAATCATTTAATGTTTTTGAAGCTTGTTTTTCTCCATCTATGTATATTGATATTTCTGACACCGAATAAACACATACAACATGTACCACACGGCTAAAATTAGATATGGCAAAATCTACTCTAGAATCAATATTAGATAAACCTTTTAGTGCAAATGCCACGCCATTATTGTTCACAAAAAGTCCGACTCCGTTTGATGCATCTGCAACTACTGGTTCCATTGTTGATGTTAAAGCTTTTGGATAGATAAAAGACTCTATCGTAAATGGGTTAAAAGAATAGCTACTATTTGCTATTGGGGTACCTTTACTTATTCCATAATAGTTATATGTTAGTGGAAAAGTTATACTTTGTGAGCTAGTTATTTCTACAGAATTTATTCCGCCATATGTGAGTGGCAGAGGAAAAGTAGAAACAGATTGTAAATATACGCCATTATTTCCACAACCAGATATATCTATAGCAGTAGTTCCAGACTGTTCATCTAGAAACCAAAACCCAAGTGGATTATCTTTTATGACTGAGTATTTATAAGACATAATAAGATTATACCTTAGAAAGGCTCCTTGAAACAAAATATAGGACACATATATTTAGTGCCTTTTGTTACTGGTTTTGGATCGTGGTAGTATGGTGGATATGAAGGAAATATAATCATACTCCCAGCCTTTGGTTTAATATCAAGTCCTTGTTCTGGAAAGCATATGTTTCCACCTTCGTAGTCTTCATTTAAATACAAAACTATAGATATAGTTGGTGATTTTAATGCTGTCTTATCTATTGAGTCTACATGTGGGCCCATATAAGCATTTGTAGAATATTTTTGAATTCTATAAAACTCTGGTATCCATCCAAAAGATAGGCCTGTATTTGCTGTGTAGTCTTTCAAGCATTTATATACTAAATCTTTAATTGGATTTAAAATATGATCTGATAACTTCGGGTTTCCTCCAATGGAGTGACCATAATGAATTAATCCATCGCTGGAGAACCAATCTTTCCAATCAAGCGAAGGGTCTTTTAATAAATCTATATACTCGTTTTTATTCTCAAAAAGTTCTGTATAATAATATATATTGTCCTCTAGCTTTTGAGTATTCATTTGTTATTCGTTTTTGCCTTTATAGTTTGGTCTTAGACCCTTTTCTTTATCTTCTGCCCATAATTTATATTCTTCGTCTTGAGCTTTTCTTACTTCTGCCAATTCGTCAGCCCATTTTTTTCTCTGCTCATCAGTATAAACTGAATCTGCATTATCCCAAAACGAGCCTATTGTATATCTTGTACCACTTTTAATTTGTGTAACTTCATGCTCATTTCCATGACCTCCCGCAAATACTGCAAGCATGCCTATCTCTGGCTTTATACTAATATCATAATTTTTAAAGTTTAATATTCCTCCAGTAAAATCATCATTTAAATACATAAATGCTGCATACTTGCTTCTTTCAAATGCTGTTGGATTGCCTTCATCGTCTGAGTTATCTGAGTGAAATGAGGCAAATGCTCCTTCTATCCACTTCTGTGCATGATAACTAACCTCAGAAAGATCTTTACCTAAAACCTTTTCGCACGCATCTTTTATTCTAGAATTAAGTCTAGCAAAATAGTCTGGGGGCAAGTCAAACATCACCAGCTTTGGATCTGACTCCCAGAATCCCATTGCATATGAGTCATAAAAAGATATTTGATTCCATTTTAAAAGATTTGACTCTGCTAAAAATTCTAAATATCTAATTATCTTATTAGCTTCTTCTTTGGTTACAACGTCTGACACATGGAAAACATCTTCTTTGTGCTTAGTAATTTTCATGCTTTTCCTCCATCTTATGATATCTCATGTTTTTAGGGTTTTCTATTTCAAGTCTTTCTTCTTCCATTTTAGCCCAACGAACCGCACCATAATGCCTTTGATTCTTTAACCATTCTTCCGAGCCAGCATATGGATAAAAAACAAAGTTTCTTACAAAAAATTTTTCCCCTGATGTAATTGTTTTAACTCCATGGAAATAAGGTTCTCCTGATGGGAAAACCAAAATATCTCCAGAGTCTGGCTTATAAGGATACGTTTCCCCATCCAATAAAAACTCTATTTCTCCACCAGTATAATCGTCATTAAGATAGGTTGTGCATGTTAAAAAGAACTTAGGCCCTGGCATATCTTTTTCTGAAATCACATAATCTGTGTGATATTGCATGGACATATTATTATTCATTACATCAATATTCGTATCATATTTTGAAAATGATGATGTAAGAAGTGAGGCACCTTCGGGAAGATTTAAATTATGTCTTTTTACATAATCAAATATTGCTTTTGAATAAGCCGCATAAACAGAGTCAGACAAATACTTTTCGTCATCGTACATTTGACCGTGTTCTCTTGGTTCGTTTGGATCATGTTTTTGCTGAGTATAGGCTCCAAATATCGACCACTGGTCCCATTCTCTTAAATAATATTTACCTTTTGAAGATGCATAAGATTCTTTAACTATTTCTGCCATTTTTTTTGAATCTGGAAGTAGGTTTTTGTAAACATCAACCATCGGATAAATTTCAAAAAAATCAAATTCATTACTCATGCTTATCTCTTTCTAATTCCGTAACTGTCCAAAAAAGCGGGAATGTATACCTACATCCTTCTTTAACAACATTAACTCCATGAATATAGTGCATGTCTCCAGGGAAAAAATATGCTCCCCTGGCCTTAGTTTTAAACACTATGCTCTGCTTAGGAAAATATAGTTCTCCTCCAACATAGTCATCATTAATATAGAATACTGTTCCTATGTCATACCAAGGAAATTCGTTTTCTGTTCCAGCGTCTGGACCTTCATGAAGTTCTTTATCTGCGTGTGGGAATTGCATGGTTCCAACTGGCCATCTTACTATGGCTGGTGCAGCTGGTTGAACTGTAACATTAAATTTTTCTTCGATAATAGGCTGCATTCTATTTGTTAAGTTCTCTAGTATTTCAATTACTTTTTCGTCAGCCTTTTTCAATGTTCCAACTGTTGCAACACGATTTTCCCAAACCCTGTGGTCGTATATGATGTTGCCATTTTCATTCCATTGTGACTCCGTTATATCCCACAATGTGTTATTTTTAGCAAAATTTAAAAGGTATTCTTGCTCTTCAATTGTCATAAAATTTTCTAATTCTACGATATTATCTGAAGAGTTTCCAAAATAACCTGATGGAGTAATTGACTTCCTGGCGTACCTTACTCTCTCTTGAACCTTTTGATTAGCATCTTGTATCATTCGTATACCTTTCTTTGCCATAATTTCTTTTTATATTGTCCGTTTTCAGTTGTTCTCAAAATTTTTGAAGCTTTATTTTTTATTTCATTCATTTCTTGTTCTTCTTTATAATCTAATTCCATATTCCAATCTTCTCTTTTAAATGGAAATATTTGAAGATATGGTGTTCCTGCTGGCAATAAACCAGAAAAATCTTTTCTTAAAAAAAATGGAGTAAGGCCTGGTATTTCTAACATATCGCTATCTATTATACCAGCAGTAGTTATAAAAGGTAAATCATATCTATTCATTGGAGACATAAAAATTGCACTATAACCCTTTTCTAATTTAACTCCCCAATTTGGATACCAATGAAAATGTTGTGCTTCGTATCCATAAGGAACCTCAAACCCTTCCATTGGAACCCTAGACCCAATAAAGCTTTCATATCCTGGCTCAGTTTTAGCCAACAATAAATTGTTTTGTGTATCCTTATAAAACATAATGTCACAGGGTGTCGTTAAGTAGTATCCGCTTAAAAATATGTCTAGCAAGGCTGGGCAAGACTTAAACCCAAGTATTTCTGAGCCCCATTGGTGCCTTAAAACTTCTTCCTTTCCTTCTTCCTTCCAATACTTATTTGCAGAAGAAAACCATTTGGGAACTTGTCTTTTTCCTGGCTTGGGGGAAAGGTCTGGGTTATCATTGTTGTATAATTGATGAGAAACAAATGTTATTTTTTTATTCATATTATTTTTCAATCACCTTTAATTTAATTGATTTTACTTCATGGTTACCTAATTTATTTCCTTCTGGGTCTATAGCGTCTCTGTAAAAGTTTGTCCATAGTCCCTTAGAAGTTTTTTCTTTTACTATATCTAAATGTTTTTCACCATATTGACTGGGCTTTAATATCTCTATTCCAGAATAAGAAACACAAGACCCTTGAATTTCTGATAAAGATATTGGAATTATAGATGAAATTGGAGTATTTGCTTTAATTGTTATTATTTGATTTGGCTTTAATATTCTTAAAGCGCAGGGAAGTTCTCCTTGAAAAAATGAAGTGCTTATAAGAGTTGTAAATGATTGATATTCATCTGTAAATAAATTAGGTACGGGCATTTGCAACAAAGTAGTGTTTTCATTAGTTCTAAAAACCAAACCTGTCTTGAAGCTTATTGTTCCATTTGCTCTGCCTAAATTACAATATTTATGCCCCGAAAGAACCCTAACGTGATGACTAGACGTATCTGATATTCCATCCCAGACAAAAGATATATCTTCTGGGTATGATATTCCCCATCCCAGCGAATTTGTAAGTGTAACTGGAAAACATTTATAGGCATGGGCATCTACAGTATTATCCATCCAATCTCTTTTTACGGAAAGCTGAGATATATTAGCAGAATCTTCTGTATTTTTATAAACTAAAATATCATACATAATTCTCTGTATATCTTTTTTCGATCTCTCTGTATTCTGGAGTATGTGGTGCTTCTAAATAATCAAGCATGGTAACTATAGAGTATTTAGTGCCAGAAGTTACTGGCATCGCAGCATGAGAATATATAAATGATGAGGGGAATAAATAAAGATCTCCCGCCCTGGGCTTTATTTTTAAATTAAATTTGTCAAAAAATAGCTCGCCTCCTTCGTAGTCGTCATTAATATATCCAACTGAAGAAAGTACGCATATATAAGAATATCCGTGATCTGAATGAATTTGAAAATGTTGATCTTGGCCATATTTAATAAAGTTAAATGATTCCCAATAGTTTAGAGGAGCCAAGCCAAACATTTGTCTATAGTCTTCTACTGGAGCTAACTGTACCTTGTACGAATCTTCCCAAATTTTTTCTAACTTTAGAGTAGACTCACTTTTACCAGCATCATCCCATGTATTTTTTTTAATTTTAAAATCTGAACAATCTCTATATCTTTTATCTACCAAGGCATATCCAGTTTTTGCAGTTTTCCATTGATTTACATCAGAGCTATCTGATAAAGTTTCTTCTAGTCTATTAATTAAATTCATTTCTGGCGTAAATACATTTCTATAGACAACAATACCTGGACCTAGAAATTCAGCATTACTTAACATTTATACTCCAATTTATTTATATTGGTCACTTCTGTGACCCTTTTGTGTTCTATCGGTCATTAAGGCCAATACATATTTTGTTCCCGCTTTAATTGGATATGCTGCATGTGCATATATATAAGCAGATGGGAAAACTACTAAATCTCCAGACTCTGGCTGATAGTTAATGTCAAAGAATTTAAAGTGGAGGTTTCCTCCATCGTATTCATCATTTAGATATCCTACACAGGAGACAGTGTATCTAACATCTGGTCCGTCATCTGTATGATAATTAAAAAAATTATTTACAGAGTATTTAATAACATTTAATGCTTCAAAATATTCTACTTTAACTGGATAATCTTTTTCATAGTCTAACAAACATTCTTTAATTTTTATCATTACTTCATCGTATAACTCTAACAACTCTTTTGAGTTTTTTGCCTCTTTATCTAAAGAAATGTTGCTATACACAAAAGATTGACAAAATCTACCTTCACCTTGATATAGGGAACTTTCATTGGTTTTAGCTTTAGCCCAAGAATCTCCTATATTTTGCTCATATCTTTCTACTAAATTCATAGATTTTAAAAAAATATTTTTATATACTACTATACCTGGACCAATTATATTTTTTATCATATTATTCTTGATCTTCTCTATGCCATTTACCTATAGGACACTCAGCATTTGAAAGAGTTGTTTTTGCAGGCATATAGCATTTACATTTATCGCACTGTTTTGTCGGCAAAAAAAATTCACAGCCCATGCAAAGACTCATTCTTTTATCTATAATTGACTGCTCACGTATTTTTTTATTTGGGTCAATTAAGTGCCATGGCCTAGAATCACCTAAACTTTCTTTCCATTCTTTCCATTTAGACATCATTTATTCTTTCTACTATTTTAATATTAAATTTTTGCTAGAGTCCCAGATATCTCCAAATCCAACGGAATCTTCTTTGGAAACATCTACTATAATCACATTGCCATCAAAAGCTGCTCTGTACTTTGCAGAATTGATACTATCTTTATCCATAGATATGATACCAAAAATTTTATTGTTTGACAAGAACACGTAAGCAATATCATTGGGATTAAACTCTCTAACACCTTCTTGATTATCAATCATAAATTTATTATCTACTAACGTGGCGCCTATCTTAATATTATTAAGGTCTGGGGCCATAATAGCCTTTGATCCCATAGCAATTGACTCCCTATACCGTTTATCTATATCTGTATCTTTTTCAAAATACAATATATCAAATATTTCGTATAGACCTTCTTCTATTTCTATGCACAAAGCATATTTGCTTGTCATATTTTTTTCTTTCTACTATGCTTACACTATATTATGTAAGTTAACCGATACATGAATTGCCTTCACAGTATGTTCCATATGGACACTGGAAAGAACAGAATGAAGGAGGAGAAAAGAACCCTGGCGGACCGAAGAACCCTGGCGGACCGAAGAAAGTAGGTGGACCGAAGAAAGTAGGTGGACCAAAGAAGTTTGGCGGACCAAAGAAGTTTGGCGGACCAAAGAAGTTTGGCGGACCAAAGAAAGTAGGTGGACCAAAGAAAGTAGGTGGACCGAAGAAGCTCGGTGGAGAGAAGAATGTAGTAACTGGTCCAACTCTTTTTGCCACAGATGTACCGTTGGCATTAAGAGCATATATATCATAGCTTTGTGCAGATCCACCAGTTTCATCAATATTCTTTGAAGTTACAAGAATTCCAGTATACGAAGGTCCATCTGTAGAAGTCACTGTATAACTTGCTATAGCTTTTCCTCCAGTTGCTGGAGCATCCCATGTAATATCATCTCTATTTGCAACTGTTGAAGTAACTGAAGCTGTCTGAATTGCTTGAGGAACAGTCGTTGCTGTTACTGAAGATGATGTTGTGGATGCAGAAGACCCTACTGCGCTATTTGCAACAATTGTAAATGTATATGCTGTATTAGAGGCAAGGCCTTGGAATGTATATGGGCTTGAAGAAGCTGTTACAGTATATGTGCTTGGAGTTGTTGTAATTGTAAATGAGGATGCTGATGCAGATCCAGAAGGAACTGCAAATGTTAATGTGACAGCTCCACCAGTTCCAGCCGCATTTGCCTCAGAAGTTGTATTTGCTGTTGCTAGATATGGTCTTGATGTCCCAACATCTGTTGCGCTAGATATAACTACTGCTTCTGGCTGACTTATCTGACCTGAAACTTTACCTGTTCTTTTACCTGCTGCCATTTTTATATCTCCTATTCTATTATGCTGTTGCTAAATCGCCGATTAATACCCAAGTGTTTGCTGCACGTTTGAAAAGTGTTGCAGATGACCACTGGGCTCTTAAGAAAGCTCCTGGAGTCGCATTTACTGTAACCCCACCTGCTCCAACAATTCTAACTCCTCCAGTATTTGTTCTAAGAACATCTATGGCAGTGCCAATTGGGAAGTTTAGTGTTGAATCTGCTGGGATTGTTATATCTACTGCAGATCCACCTGTGTGTGAAACTTCAATTAGATCGTCTCTTTCTGTTAGAGCTGAAAGAGTATATGCTGCGGTCTTTTGAATAATTGTAGTCTGTGATGGTACGCCTTCTTTTGTTTGTGTTCCATCTGTAAAGACAACTCCTGCTGCGGTTAAGTTATTTAGCTGAAGGTTATCAAGTGATCCTTCAGTAAAATCAACCGTAGTTGTAGGTTCTGTTGTTACACCTTTAAATATCTTCCAAATATCAGCAGAAACATCTCTTACAAAACCTGAGTGTTTAGCTGTTCCGTCATTGTATCCAACCACAATACCAAGGTCAACTGTGTTTGCTGGATTTTGATGAGCTAACTGTACAAGACTGTCTTCGATTACAATAGATGTTGATGATGCGTTAAAGGATGTACCATTAACTGTTAAATTCCCATCAACAACTACGTTGCCGTCAACTTCCATATTTCCAGTAAATGTTTGATTTGCTGCATTTAAATAAGCTAGTTGTGCTGTATCAGAGATTCCATGAATAGATGTGGTATCTGTTGCATGTGAGCTTAAATCAGAAGATAATGCTTTTGCATCTAGTTGAGTCTGAATTGCTGAGGTAACTCCGTCAACATAATTAAGCTCTGTGGCAGTTGCTGTTACTGCAACATCTTCATTAATCTTTGGGCTTGTTAAAGTCTTGTTTGTTAAAGTTTGTGTATTACTTGCTGTTGTTAAAACAGAAGTATCTGAAATTCCGTGAACGTTTGTAGTGTCATTCTCGTGATTTGTTACTGCTGTGCCAATTGCTGAAGCTGCTGCGATTCCTGCTGCTGTGATAGCATTTGTCTGAGCATCTGATGCTTTTCCATCTGCATAAGATTGTGTTGCTAATAAGGATGTATCTGCAATACCGTGAATTCCAGTTGTGTCCGAAGCGTGTGAGTCTAGATTAGCAGAAGAAGCTTTGGCATCTAACTGAGTTTGAATTGCAGAAGTTACGCCATTAAGATATCCAATTTCAGTATCTGAAACATTTGCAACAACTGATTGTTTGCCATCTATCTGAGTTTGAATATTTGATGTGATACCTTGTAGGCGACCAATGTCAGTATCTGAGACACCAGCAACAAGTGGTTGCTTTCCATTTAGTTGTGTTTGAATTGCTGAAGATACTCCATTAAGATATCCAATTTCAGTATCTGAAACATCTGTAACTTTATCTTGCTTATTACTACCCAATGAGTTTAATGCATTTGCAATTGTTACAGCATAATTTTGATCATCATTAATTGCTGCCGCTAATTCATTTAATGTATCTAATGCGCCTGGAGCACCATCAATTATTGCTGTAATATCTGATGTTAAAGCTACTGTACCTGTAGCATCTGGGAATGTAATTGTTCTGTCAGCTGTTGGGTTTGTAACAGTAAGAGTAGTTTCAAATTCATTATTTGTAGAGCCCTCAACAATAATAGATGCTCCTGGAACTAGAAGGTTCTTGCTTGAATCTAGTCCTGCTACACCAGACACCGCTCCAATATCTGTTAGCTCTACATAATTAACTAACTGGTTTGAGAGATCAAGGAATCCTGGGTCATTGGCATAACCTAATGCTGACCAAGTTGCTGTTCCATCACCGAACTTAATATACTTTGTGTCTGTCTCAAGACCCATTTCTCCAGCTTCTAAAACTGGGTTGGCGGAAGTCCATTGAGCCGCTGTACCTCTTCTTACTTGAATTCTTACTGTTGACATTTTGTTTCTCCTATTTTATATTATAGCATTTAATAAATTATGACTGAAGTGCACCTGAATCAAATATATAGTCCACTGCTGAAGTTGTTGGTGACCCACCATCCATAAATTTAGATGTTGCAGAAGGTGTTACACCGTTACCCTGAATTATATATGTTGGCTCTCCATTATAATCAATAGAAAGGCCTACATCCATAAATGTAAGGGATTGTGTTAAATCTGGTATTTCAGAGTATAAAGCAATAGGCTGCCAAGCGTTATCAATATAAACCTTGAGCCTTTTAGTATTTGTATCAAAAGCAATAGGAGTTGTGCCAAGTACGATATCGGTATCAAATGTCGCTGTTCCAGCCACATTTAATCCGTTCTTGACCTTGAAATTCTTATTTGTTGTTGCCATTTAAGTTCACATATCCCCTAATTGTTTTTGGTGGGGTTTTGAAAGGACCCCGTACCTTTTATTTAATTATACTAACAGTGTACCAGTAATTAATACTTCGGTATTGTTATTTGCAGGTGTTACGCGGATTCTTACATCTGTTCCGCTTATATCTGCTGTGATTGACTGAAGAGAAGTTCCGCTTGTTGATGACATTCCATACTCTGTTAGATAAACATTATCTGAAGAATCTAGAGTCAACATAATTTTTGTAACTTCTGTGTGTGTTGAAGTCTTTGACTTAACAAGGAACTCTGCGCTTCGGTATGAAGCCTTTGCCCATGAGTAAGCTGTAGTTGCTGCTGCGGTTACAATATTTCCTGTTGTTGCGGCAACTTGCTTGGCAACTGAATTAACATTTATTGCTGTAAATGCTGTTGTAGCATCTAAAACATCGTCTAATGCGTTTTGTGCTGTAGTTGCTGCACCATATGGCTCATAAGTATTTTCTGTTACAGATATTGCACCTGTAGTATCATTATAAGAAAGTCCAGTTCCGACGTTATTACCAATGGCGTCCTGCGCTCTTTCATTGGTAAAGTAGAGGTTACTTCCTTCAGAAATATTTGTTGTTGAAGCATCTGCTGAAGCAAACTTAGAATTTAACTGTGTTTGAATAGCAGAAGTAACACCATTTAAGTAGCCAATCTCTGTATCAGACACATCTGCTACACGAGTTTGTGTAATTGTTGTATCAATACTAAATACTGTACCGTCAAGAGTTAATCCGTTGCCAGCAGTAAATGTGCCTGCACCTGAGAACTGTGTGAATGATATTGGGTCTGTTCCAATTGTTGCTGGTTTAAGTGTTTGCACCCAACCTGTATTTGCATAAGTACCAGAACTTACGAAGATAAAGTCTCCGCTATCTACTTCTGTTGCTGTATCAAAGTCTGTCGCACGAAGTGCTTGTCCTGAAGCCTGAACTACGTAAATACCATTTTCAGAGGCTGTGGACTGTCCATTGACAAGAACACGATCTCCTGTTGCAAGTGTTACTCCGCCAGCGGTATCTCCATTTTCAAGGCCAGTGGCAATTGCAACATTTGTAAGTATTGCTATTCTTGCTGCTGGATGAATATGAAGTCCTTCAGAAACTGCATCCACGTAAGCTTTTGTAGCAGCATCTGCTGAATCTGTTGGTGTTCCAAGACCAGTGATCTTGTTTGCACCCATTGCAATTGCACCAGTCATAGTTCCGCCAGATAGTGCTAATTTAGCATCGAGGGCGGTTTGAGTTGCTGTAGAGACTGGCTTATTAGCATCTGATGTATTATCAACATTTGCAAGACCTACATCGGACTTTGTAATTCCAGTAGGAGTATTAATTACTGGTGATGTAAGAGTCTTATTTGTAAGTGTCTGAGTATTTGTTGTTCCAACTACAGCACCAGTTGCACCGTGTGCTTCTGTTGCGCCTGTGTGAGATGTAAGATCTGAAGAGGCTGCTTTTGCATCTAATTGAGATTGAATTCCTGAAGTAACTCCATCAAGGTATCCGATTTCGGTATCTGATACATTTGCAACCTTTGCCTGTATAGCTGTTGTATCAACAGATATGGCACCAGTTGTATCGTTATATGAAAGACCAGTTCCTACTGCATTACCTACTGCATCCTGTGCCTGCTCATCAGTGTATGTAACTGCACCAACTAAATTTAATGTACCAGTTGAGTCATTATATGTGGCGGTTATGTTTGTATGAGTTCCGCCTGTAATTAATGCAGCGGCGGTATCTTGTATGAACTCTGTTGAATTCTCAGTAAGGATATTAGATCCATTTACTGTAGCTGTTGATCCTTCAACAACCAACCCATTCTTAATTCTAAAATTCTTATCTACTGTTGCCATTTTTTATCCCTTTCGCCTTAACTTTTTAAGGCGGTTCTATAATATCTAGCGGTTATAGATCCACTTGTTGGTGTTACTGACAAACTAATTATACCTGCATTTTCTTCTAATTGCACAGTATAAAGAGAATTATTTGTATTGGATGATATCTCATATCTATTTACATGTAGATCTGTTCCATCGTTAACTATGTCTAACTGATCGGATACAAAAAGACTGTCTTTTTTAATCTGAAGCGTATATCTTACTGTTGAATATAGGGACTTAGAAAAAGTATCAATTGCTGTTTTGTTTTCTATTCCGCTTATTGTTGAATCGTTGTTTCCAGCAAGTCCCAGTTCTGTTCCTACCTGTCCTCCTGCTTCAAGAGTGCTTACTCTGTAGTCAAGAGATGTGGTTACTGAAGAGCCAGTAACTCCAACTTTAGCCTCAAGAGCTTCGATTGCATCGTTAGCATTTGAATGTTGTTGAGCGTGTGACGGAGAAGAAAGACTATCTGTTCCGCTTGGATTTGTTAAAGTATCCAGAGAGTTTGGATAATTGGTTGCCATGATTACCTCTAAATTTAAAGCCTTTGTACATAATAATTATATCATGTATTTTTAATAATTTTACTATCTAACAACATCTCCATCATAAGTATGTGTATGATCTGGTACTGTTGAAGGTACTAGGGAAAATGATGATGCCCCAGACCAAGTTGTATCTGAAAGTTTTGGGCCATAGAAAGTTTTACTAACATTATCTATATAAAAATCGTTTGTTATTCCAAGATTTGATGATGGAGCTCCGCTTCCATTAAGTATTGTGTTTCCACGAATACCTTGTGGTCCAGGAGAAGAAACTATAACATTGTTTATAGTTTCTGTAACTATTATTTTTTCATTCATTAAATAGTCACCGATCTTTTGAGAGCCATAAACCCTTCAAGGAGTTTAATTTTATTCCCAGCAGAATCGATGACCATAATATCATAGGCAGATTTTGGGTAGAACAATTTATTTGTTTGTGTTGGAGTTAGTCTAATTGTTAAAGTTCCAGTTGCACCATTTATAGTGATACCACCAGATGGTGATGTTAATGAAACTGCTAACTTAGATCCGCCTGGTGTATCTCGGATCTGCATCTTTGCTGATGCACCAACTAAAGAAATTGGTGTTACTGCATCCTCTTCAGTGTATTGAACCTGAAAAGTAAATGTAGCATTTTGATCTACTTCGAAATTTTTTTGTACTGCCATTTGCCATAGTCTCCTAAATAGGAATACTCCTGTACCAATTTTAGCACAGGAGTATTTCTAATCTACTGATTATTTGTTCTGAAATCCAAAGCTTTTATCGTTTGGATTTAGCGCCTTAAGGATAACTGGGGCAACTGCGGCTACGCCTGCTGCGATCAAATCCTTTGGATTTGTATTTCCAGTCATATATAGAGCCATAGCTGCTGCTAAGAATGCTCTTCCATATGTACCTAATGCGCTTAGAATTTGCTCTTGCATTGTAACTTTCCCATCTTTGTTTAAATCGGCTTTATCGAATTTAGCCATATTTATCATCTCCAATCAGGGCAGGGTGCCCTGAGAATTTGGGTATTAACCCAAATACTATTGTATCACTAAGCTGATATATCTACTATCTCACAATTGCCATCTGATGTACAGGCAAGGGTCTGTGTTCCAGAAGTTCCGTCCTCTGTTTCGTAGAAAGACAAATCTTCCCAACGAATCGATTTTGGCATTTGTGCTAAAACTGCTTCGTATTCTTCTTTTGTAACTTCTTGGTATGGAGCCTGCTTATAAGTATGATCAGAGTGTGGCAAGAATGAGATTCCAGAAACTTCATCAAAATGCTTGTATACCCAAGCTCCTACTTCCATCCATTCATCTTCTTTTACAGATACAGTGATTGAAGGCTTGTGCTCACACCATGCACGTTGATAAACAAGCCAAGTATTTAAATGCTCTATTGCTGTTAAATCATTTCTAACAATCGCACCCTCTGGTGCCTTAACTGGAAATGAAAATACGTATGTATCGTTTGGCTTCATAACATCATCTTCTACTGGAATTCCGACCTCCTTTAAAAATGTAGAGATTGGATCTCCTTTTGAGCCACGTACTGTACGAATATAATATGGTGAATGCCATGCATGCATTCCTGAAGACACCCCGACCAATTGGGAAACTGTTCCAGAAGGCTTTACACATGTGATAGCAGCAGACTCTTGAATCCCAATCTTCTGAGCCTCTTCTGAATTAATTGTTCTTGCGTATTCACGAAGTCCAACTAAAACTTCTTCTAATTTCTTGATATCTTGTTTACCTGAGAAGAATTTATGTCCGAATTGTCCAGTTAAAGAAACTCCTAATAAACGCTCTTCTTCTGTGTTATCTTTCCAGATTTTACGAAGATACTTAAAGTCTGTTAGCGTTGATTGCCAAGTTCCAAGAATTGTTGCAAGACGTACTTTATTTGAAATATCCTCAACTGTATCCTTTTCACGTAATACGACTTCTGAAAGATTACAAAACTGATAAGGACGGAGAATAATTTCGGAACACGGGTTTGTTCCATAATGGATTTCAGGGTCTCTACGGCCATACTTCGCTGCCTGCTTCTGCGCTGCCGCAACATTATAGATTCCACGTTCGCCAGACTTCGAGTCATAAAGAGATTTCCATTCTGCAATAAATTGCTCCATTTCTGGCTTACGTGAGTAAGCAACAGAGTTATTTGAAAGTGCACGTTGTGAATTGTTTTCCCACCAGTTCCCAGATTTTGCTTGAGCCATTTCAATGTCATTAATATTTGACAAAGAGATCATTGCTGATCTACGGACTCCTCCAACTACAACAATTTCTCCAATCTTACACATAATATCATGTGCTTCAATTGGTTTTAGCTGTCGTCCTGTTGCAGATTTAAACTTTGAAATAGTAAAGTCAAATAGGTTGATAAGTGGCTGTGGACCAGATGATCTTCCGCCCATTGTCTTAAGTCGAGCACCAGATGGGCGAAGTTTGCTTACATCAACAGAAGGAATATGTCCTGACCATAATAATGCAAGTAGCTCACGATATGCTTTAGCCCAACCCTGCTTTGAATCTTCAACAGTAATTACAGTCGTAGACTTTTCTAAAGTTTCTGGAACGGGAGGAAGTTTATTAACATATTTATATTCAACAGAGAACCCTACGCCTGTTCCGCACATAAGAATATACATTGTTTCGTCAAATGAGCGTGGTGAATCTACTGGAACAAACGAGCAATTATAACCCGCAACATGATCTCTATCTAATGCAGCACCTGCAGTCATTACTGATCTCATTGATGGCATTACATCTCTATTATAAACCGCCTCTTTCATTTCTTGAAGAAGTTTTGAATCTGGAATATAATCTTTAGTTTCTTTAAGATGTTTTGTCATAAAGTCAAAATAGCGATCTACTGTCTCACCCCATGTTTCACGACGATTTTCTTCTGGAATCCATCTTGCATATCTAGACAATGCAATAAAGTTTTCATATGGGTTTTCAATAGTTCTTGACATTTTAAGTGTGACCTCTTCTTCCGCCTTACGGATTAATAAATTTTAATGAAACCTAAGTGTATCAAACTTTTTTTTAAGAGTCTAGGGCTAGCTAAATTTTTTGAATATGTGATCAAAAGAGTTCTTAGTCAACTCTAACCAATTATATTCTTCATGTATTTTAGTTGACTGAGCATAGTAATATCCAGAATATGCATTAAAGTTAAAGACAACATCTCTCATAAGCTCAACTAGGTGTTGACGGTTTGGCTCAAAAACTTTGCCTTCGTGTGGAAATGGCCATGGAGAATCCACTAACTTTGATTTTAATTTTAATGGCCCTAAGTATTTTTCATAATGTGCCCAACTTGCTGTACATATAGTTGGCATTCCAGTAGCAAGAGCTTGAAGCGGAATAAAACCAAATCCTTCTCCATAACTTGGATACACTAAAACATCATGATCATGATATAGTCTAACTAACTCTAGATCACTTAGTTCTTCTGTTATAACCTTTACATTATTATAAATATTTTGCGGTAAACCTATTATCTCTTTATCTATGTAGTTATTATAAACTCTGGTTGTATTATGATGATACGCTTTTATTGTAAGAGAATACTTAGGGTTATTTCCATAAAGTTCTCCAAACACATCCACCACCATTTGGCCAGCTTTTCTTGGTGCTGGTTCTCCAATGTGAAGAAACTTAATCTTATCTGATTCTCTTCTTCTTTTTGGCTTCCATATGTCTTGTATTCCATGTGGATAAACCTTAATATTTTTATATCCATTATCTTCAAAAACATTAGCACACCAGTCTGATGTTGTCCAAATTTCATCGCAGTGATCTAGCATATTTTTCCATTTATCTGGAATTTTTGTAGATTCCCACGGAGTATATCCTATTTGATATTGACCTCTGTGCATTTTAAAATGTTCTGGCTGAGCAAAATTTAATTGTACTGGAGCTTTTGGATAAGAATATGGAACCTCATGGCCTAACTCTTTTAACGAAGTAGCTATATTTGATCCAGCATAACCATATCCATTAGAGTTCTTGAAGTTAATTGTAGGTGTAAAAAATGATATTTGCATATAATCTTTCTGGTCAACTGACTTGACAGTAACTTACTGACAATGCTATTCTTATAGTTCGTTATCTCTAAAGGAGGAAATGCCAATGGAGAATATAAAACAAAAGCTTAGTGATGTTGCCCATCACTGGACCGCAATAGTAATGATAACATTATTCCTATTCGGAAACAACACGGTTGTTCCAGTAATGCCAGCATCTCAAGCTATTGGGGTGGAAACACCTAAATCGACAGTACAAATAAAGAAAGAAACCTTAGAGAAGTACAGCACTACTGTATACAAGCCTTCTGAGATGCTAACAGACGGAGAACTAAAAGAACTCCTATCAGCTGTTGGCTTTGAAGGAAAAGCCCTTAAACAGGCTTGGGCTATTGCAAAGGCAGAATCTAATTCTAGACCTATGGCTTACAATGGTAACAGGAAAACTGGAGACAGTTCCTACGGAATTTTTCAGATTAATATGTTGGGTGAACTCGGCATTGATCGTAAAGAAAAATTTGATCTAAAGTCAAACATTTTATTGTTTGACCCAGTAATTAACGCAGAGATAACGTATTATATGACTAAGGGCGGAATTGATTGGTCATCATGGTCTTCCCTAAATGGGGTAAGATATAAAGAATTCTTAAAAGAATTCAAAAATTAGAAAGGTAGGTATATGAAGATACAATACGTATCCAAATATATAGCTCTTTCAGAAGAGGGCCTTGTATCGAAAATGGAATGTCCAATCGATCAAGGTTCTCTTCTTTCTAATCTTGACGCTGAAGATAATATATTTTTATATTGCCTATCGTGTGATTATAGAAAAAATATAGGAACTAAATTATATGATGACATTGTAAGGATGGTAAATCATAATGAAAAAATGTAGCGAAAATGAATGCCAATGCGAATCTACTCCTATGGTAGTAACTGATAACATGGGAAGAGAAATATTTTGGGAAGACTTAGGTAGACCAGATGGACAATAATATAGAAAATAATAATTTAGAAGATAATTTGCCTATGGTAAATTATATTATGCTAGCTAGAATATATGACGTTCTTTGTCTTTTAGCCAGCAAAGTTTGCGGTGATGAAGAAATTAGTAAGATGGTAAATTACCATGAGGAGGGCTACCTTTTAGGACCAAGCCCTTCATATAACCCAGTAAAGGAAAATGAAAATGGATAAAGAAAAAGTAGTAATGGCAATGTTGGAAAAAATAAATAATGATACTCGTGCAATGGGTGTTGCAAATGGTGTAGACCTTATGACTATTGAGCAGCAAGTGATGCAGAATCAAAATAGCTTAATTTATATGCTATCTAACCTGCATGACTTTATCATTGAAAAAGGATTATTTAAAGATCCCTCTTGACTTTGAAAAAGTCTAATATTACAATTAGTAAGTATTAGTCGTAGCATTCGTGCTCCTGATACTTGCACGAAAGTGCAGCAAGTCCCAATCGGATCCGCCTCTGGTTGGGATTTTTGCTTGTCTAGGGGTATAATAGAAGAATGATTAGGCAGGAAATTATATCCTTAAACTCTACCCCAGTTGATTTAACTACATCTGGCAACATTGATCCTGCAATAGTTATGTCAATTCAAAATATTATGACAGAAGGCTTCGCTTATCTTGGCAATGAAAGCGTTTCAAATTCTATCTACGGACATAAACTTTATCCTGGACAATCATTTACAATTGAGCTTGCTCCAAATGATAGAGTTTTTGCAGTAGGGGATGCTGGAGTTTCAATAGCTAAGTTTATATTGGATCTAGGATGAGCCAGCCAAGAATACGGATAACTACACCGCCTTTTGACCCGCTAACAGTAGAGTTTGTTTCTACAATAAAACATTTGGTTAAAAGCGATTATAATGGAACTATAAATAAAGGTCAGGCTGTTTATGTAACTGGGTCTACTGGAAACGATGGAACTAACATGCTTATAAATAGGGCAAGTAATGGTATAGAAATGACTTCATCGAAAACAATGGGGTTATTAGAAACTAGCCTTGCTAAAAATGGTATTGGATATGTTATTACTGAAGGTTTGCTTGCTGGGCTCAATACAAACGGGGCAAATCCTGGAGATCCTGTTTGGCTTGGAGTAGATGGCAACTTAATCTACGGGCTAACTAATAAACCAGTGGCACCTGCTCATTTAGTTTTTATAGGAATTGTAACCAGGAAAAACCAAAACAACGGCGAGATATTCGTTAAGGTACAAAATGGTTTTGAGGTAGAAGAAATTCACAATGTTGTTCTTACAAATAAAGCGGCAGGAGACACAATAGTTTGGAATGGTGGTAACTGGATTAATAGAAATATTAATGGGGCTACTGGATCATTTACATCTAATGACGGTAAAACAATTACCGTTACTAATGGAATAATTACATCTATAGTATAATATATATATGACTAGAGATCATTTTAGCAAAGTTATGCACAGCCCATACTTTCAAACAGACCATTATGAGAATGAATCCGCAGGCGGTAAAATGGAAAAAAAAATTGAGGGCTGGTTTAAGCGTTTCTTTAAAAAAGAAAAGAAGAATTAATTATATCCCCGAATAAGTGCGAAAAAAGTGCGCCGTCGGTAGAGAACTACCAAATTTCATCTTGATCATATTCAGGAATATGCAATACTGGCTTATATAGATCATCATTTGTTAAATCGTATAATATTCTCATAATCGTCATACATGCCTCATGAGAGTCCATATACCACAATCTGCATAGTCCACTTTCAAAGTTTAAGCAACTTGCCTCTAATCGGCTCTTAAGACGGTCTACGACCCATTCTAGAGCGGCGGAGGCGATAAGATTATCATCTACATAATAGTTCTGCTCTCTATATCTAGAATCAGATATATACAAGGACAATTCCTGTACTATTTGTTTATTTAATTGAGTATAGCTCATAGCGTGATAATAACCAAGGCATAGTATATTACTAGCAAGATAGCCGACGATACGACGAATGAATTATATAGATTCGAATGTTTCTTTTTCATCTTCGTCCCAAGAGTCGAAATTAAATGCATCTTCGAATCCCGCCTTTTTTAATGTAAGAAATCCAACAACTAAAGATAGTGTTGTTAAAAACACTGCCGCAAATCCAAGTTTCTTTTTCATAATTATCCTAGTTGACTACAACTTATGTGTATCTCACATAATCTAACAAGTGTACCATCTTTTAATATTTTACTTGTGTATCCATACTTATCACAGTATGAGCATTTCTTGCTTGGTTCAAATGTACAGCTTTCCATAGCTTCCCGCCTCAAAAAATCCAATAAGCCAATAACACTAAGGTTGTTGGTCCAAATATTAATAGTGCTTGTTCCCATGCCATAGATTTATTATACCATGTAGGCCTAGTGAGATTTGAACTCACAGTCGATTGTATATAAGACAATTGCTTTCACCAGATTAAGCTATAGGCCCTAGTTTGTATTGCAGAATTAACCCACATATACAAACAAGGATTGCTACTATGCCTATCCATGTTAATGTCTTCATATATATCCTAGTCGACTAGTATTTATAATATATATAAATGTTAATAAAATTTTATTTTTCTATTATATATATTATATTTGTTTTTTACTGGATACTTCCAGATTTTAAGCATACAACCCCTATACCCCTTTTAAGATTTCTAAAAGAGAACCCCGAAATTGTCCATTTATAAGATAGCAATTCATCGGTTATAGCAGTTGCGTTTATTTAACTTCCGTCATCATCGCACTTGGAGTTTAACCCCTTGATATTATCTCCGAAAACTTTCCAAGATTAGAAGTATAACATTATGTTTTTCATGTAGTCAAGACTTACAAGATTTTTTATGGTTAGCAAGTGTCATGTATGCAAAAGCAGATCTTACTTCTAGCTCCCGCCCACATTGATCACATATAACGATTCTACTTGAGGCCATGTTAGATATTGTAGCAGTATCGTATAATTGTGGTCAACTGCTTTTTCAGATTTCACAAAATGTTAATAGAGATTTATTTTGTATGATCCACACTTTTGACATGTCCGATTTGTCCAGATAGTCCGCCCATATGACTGGTCAATGTGATGAGCATCACAAGGTATTTTTTTAATATGTCTTAAATGTCCGAATTGCGACTTGCTATCTGTCGGATCCCGATGCTAAGATCATTACATGAACTCAACGAAAGAAGGTCAAAACATGAAAAGTATTTCATGCGCTGGATGCGATAAATTTATCATGGAGATGCCAGAGGATGAGGCAGAATTTCTCACCGCCTTGTGTCTGGATTGCTTTTAATTGTCCGAGCCTTATGCTACAATTCCAACTATAACCAACTAGAGAAAGAAGAACACTATGATGAGTAAATGGGATACAATTCAGGCAGATGTTGCCGACGCATATGTTTATCTTGATGAACAAGATGAGCCAGATGAACAAGATGAGGACGGAGATATTTTCGGATTCTCTAAGGCTATGAGCATTGACCACCTATCCGATCAAGAGATTGCAGAACTAGCACTTACGCTAGATTGGAAAGAATAATGAGCGAAGGTATTTTTACGATTGAACTAGGTCGCTATGGATTCATGCTAGATACTGAATGGGCATATGTGTCTCTCTCATGGCCGTTGCTTATCTTGTCTGCGCTATCTGCTACAATTTACACTATCGTAAAACGAATGAGGAGTAAGTAATGAATAGACTACTAACAACCGCCGTCCAACTATTGTTAGCAATTCCGACTATCTATCTAATTAGATGGATGATCGCCGACTATAAGGAGAACATGTAATGAAAACGGAATTCGAAAAAGAATTAGAGATAAAAGAAGCATACGATGCAATGCTTGATGAAGTTTATACCGATGTAAAGATCGGTTACTCTACATTCACCGCCTCAGAGATTCTTTTTAATTGTGATCCCGTCATGTATCATCAAGGTCTCTTGGACTATACCGACTCAATAGAAAAAGATTAGGGGCGTGAGGGGCGTGTCAGCTTGACAAACGTCAAGCTGGCCCGCAAAGGCGTGGGGGACCAGTCACATTTAAGAGATGACCATTAAATCCCCTGAATCTACGGCGTGTCGATTTGACAGACAAATCGGACATATTGCGTGTGATGCTTATCACATAGCACACGCTCCATATATTGAGACAAACCCTTGCACAATTAACAAAATGTCGGTGCCTAATGGTACAATACTCTCATACAACAAACGAAAGAAGGTCGCACATGTCCGCAAACCTATACACAGTCCCAGCCCTACTAGTAGGCAAGACATATCGCTCAGATAGTTTAGAGGGCGAGATCATCTCAGCCGAGCCTCACAATACGGCTTGGTATGACGGCGCAGAGGCTTACCGCGTAGAGGTAAAGTCCTACGATATGGGAATCGCAAAGTATTCTTATCGCACAGTAGCCGTTCAGGTATAACCTAGAATCGAAACAGGGGCAGTTTCAGAGAATGTTCTCGCCCAATGTCGTAAGTAAGAATTCTCTCCCTTCGGGGATATGTCGGTACTATCTGATACAATTCCAATAATCAACTAATGAAAGGTAAACTAATGTACACACTAAGTATTGCATATGACGGAAAGAGAATTGCATCATGGGATTTTGCAGATGCTCTATCTGCCGTCCATGAATTCGATAAATGCGTAGATGCTGGCGACTCTAAAGAATACGCTACCTACAACTTGTCTGAGCCTAATGGTAAAATGCACACTAAGAACT